AATGGCAAAGTACGCAACAGGTAAATACGCAAAAGCAATATCAGATAGATCTGGTATGGAGTTTCCATACAAAGAAATGGTTAGAGAATGGAATGGTTCATTTGTTCACGTGTCTGAATTTGAACCAAAGCAACCACAATTAGAACCAAAACCAATGAATGGTGATTCCATATCTTTAAGAAATGTAAGACCTGATAGAACAGAAACTGCTGTTCCAAAATTATTACCATTAAATGCATTTACAACAACAAATGGATCTACAACAATATCTGTAAACGAACCAGATCATGGCAGGTCAAATAATGATAGAGTTAGATTTAGAGATGCAACTGTTGTTGGAGGGGTCGCTGCAGCAACAATAAATGATGCAGGAGGATATTTAATTACTAAAGTAAATGATGATAATTATACCTTTGCAACTGCAACAACATCTAGTATAAGTCAAACAGGAGGAGGTGGTTCTGCATCAGCAGGACCTGTAACAGTGACAGCATGATTAAAAAATTTATTAGTAAATTATTTGGTATTAAACAGTGTGCATGTCCAGAAGAGGATGAGCACATAGAATATTATACTAAAGTTCCAAAACCAGAAATTCCAAAATGGGAATGTGGAATACATAATAGATATAAAAAAAGTTGTCCTACTTGTAAAGGATTAGCAGGAGAAATATAATGTCAGGATTAAGTGCATCAGGATTAAAAACACAAATAAGAAGCTATACTGAAACAGATTCTAATGTATTAACAGACGCTGTTTTAGAAAATATACTTTTAAACGCACAATATAGAATTATGCGTGATGTTCCAATAGATGCTGATAGAAAACAACAAAGTGGTAATTTAGTTATAGGACAAGAAACTATTAACGCACCAGCTGGTGCATTGTTTATTAGAGGTATTCAAGTCTATGATTCAACAACAGCTATAACTGGTGCAAATGTTTGGTTAGAAAAGAAAGATGTAACATATTTACAAGAATATATATCATCAACAGAAACTGCAAAAAGAGGCCAGCCTAAGTATTATGCTATGTTTGGTGGTGCTACAGGTAATACTGATACTACTTCAGGACGTATGATTTTTGCTCCTGTGCCTGATGCAACTTATAAATATAGGGTTCATTTTAACAAAATGGTCGGTCTTTTAGAGGGTGATAATACTAATTATCTTAGTCTTAACTTTCCAAATGGGTTATTATATTGTTGTCTATCAGAAGCATACGGATTTTTAAAAGGTCCGATAGATATGTTGACATTATATGAAAATAAATATAAACAAGAAGTACAAAAGTTTGCTCTTGAGCAAGTTGGTAGAAGACGAAGAGATGACTACACTGATGGCACTGTTCGTACACCGATAAACTCAGCAAACCCATAGGAGATAAATTATGGCTATATCATCGGCAGTTTGCACAAGTTTCAAAGTTGAAATTTTAAAAGGAGTTCATAACTTCACAGCATCCTCTGGAGATACTTTTAAATTAGCTTTATATACAAGTGATGCATCTTTAGGGGCTTCAACTACAGCTTACACAACTTCAAATGAAGTATCAGGATCTGGATACACTGCAAAAGGAAATGCACTTACAAGTGTAACACCAGTTGCTGATAGTACAACTGCAGTTTGTGATTTTGCTGACACAAGTTTTACATCTGCTTCTTTTACAGCAAGAGGATGTTTAATTTTTAATGAAGATGCAACAGGTGATCCAGCAGTTTGTGCCATTGATTTTGGTGGGGATAAAACTGTTTCAAGTGGAACTTTTACAATTCAATTCCCTGCAGCAGCAGCTTCAACAGCAATTATCAGAATAGCATAGGAGGCCGACCATGTCGGTAACTTCAGGATGGGGCCGATTAAGTTACGGACAAGCTCACTGGGATGAGGCTAATTTAGTAAAATTTGGTTGGGGTCGTTTATCTTGGGGTGATGAGCTTTATGGAGATGCTCCTGGAGTTCAATTAACTGGTGTATCAGCAACTGCATCTGTAGGACAATTAACAGCTTTCAATGAACAAGGTTGGGGACGTGATGCGTACGGTTTAGAATTTTGGGGAGAAAGCGCTGATCCTCATGTACAGTTAACAGGTGTATCGGCATCTTTTTCTATTGGAACTCCTTTTGTTGAGATAAGACCTGGTTGGGGTACTCTTGATTGGGGTGAAAATGGTTGGGGAACAGTTGAGTCTGCAATATTTATTCCTACTGGAGTTTCTTCAACAGTAAATGTAGGTTCACCTACAATTGAAATAGGTGTTCCTCTTACCGGTGTTTCATCCACTGCATCTGTTGGAACTGATGAAACAATTATATTATCACCAACAATTTCTCCTACAGGGGTTTCTTCTACATCAGCAGTAGGAACAATTATAAATGAAATAGGTGTTCCAATATCTGGTGTAGCTTCAACATCAGCACAAGGTGCATTATCACCAGCTGATGTCGTAGGTTTAACAGGTTTATCTACCACATCTAACGTTGGTTCTCCTGACGTATCAGATGCTCAAATATTTGATATAAATGGAGTGGCAGCAACTTCTGCAGTTGGTTCAACAACTGTTGCTGACATGGCTGTCGGATTAACAGGAGTATCTGCTACATTTAATGTTGGTTCTCTTGCTCCTGAAGATGTTATGGGTTTAACAGGAGTATCTATGACCAGTGCTTTAAACGCTACAGAAATAGGTATTCAAGCATATCAAGATATTGACACAGGTTCAAATACATCGTATACAGATGTTGCAACTGGTTCAAATACAAGTTATACTGACGTTGCATAGGAGATAAAATATGGCTTCAACATTTTCGCCTCTAGGCGTAGAATTAATGGCAACCGGTGAAAACGCTGGTACATGGGGTGCTAAAACTAATACCAATTTACAACTCGTAGAACAAATTTTAGGTGGGTTTACACAACAATCAATAGCAGGTGGTGCTGGAACTACGGCTTTAACAATTACAGATAATGGCACAGGAGACACTGCTGGACACAGAATGATAGAGTTTACTGGAACTATTTCAGGAAACAGAATTGTAACTATTCCAAACGATGTTCAAACTTTTTATATTTTAAGAAACTCAACTTCAGGAAGTCACACTGTAGAATTTAAATATGCTACAGGATCTGGAAGTAGTTTTACCTTTGCAAGCACTGACAAAGGTGATAAAATAGTATTCGCTGCAGCAGACGATGGCTCTAATCCAAATATATTAACTTTAGCGATTGGAACTGGTATAGCAAATGTTGTAGAGGATACCACACCACAATTAGGTGGAAATTTAGATGTTAATGGAAATAATATTGTTTCTACATCAAATGGTGCTATAAACATAGTTCCAAATGGAACTGGAGTAGTTAGTATTCAAGGGTCGATGAATCCATCGGTTTCTGGAACTGGCAAAACTGTTGCTTTTGGATTTTAATAGGAGGACGCATGGCAAGTGAAGTATTTAAAGTTTCGTTAAACGCAGGAGTCTCAAACTCAGAGGTTGTCCTTATTAACGGAGTTAGTGGTCATACTTATGTTATCATGTCAATTGTAATTACTGAAACTGCTGGTGCCGACGAAACAGTAGATGTTTTTATTGATGATGATGGTGGCGGTACAGACTTCGAAGTTTTATCTGATCAAGCTGTTGGTGCTAATGAGACTTTTGTTTTTAATGACAGATTAGTTATTGAAGACACGGATCATCTTTGCGCACAATTAGCTAGTGCAGGTAACGTAGATATTACTGTAACTTATTTAGATCAAACAAGGTAATAGGTAAAAGGATTTTATGAGTGGAATAATACAAGCAGGTGAAGGAAGAGCGTCAGGCTTAATTAAAGCTGCAGGCGGAAGTGGATCAGTTGTAACTTGGCAAACAGGTGACATTAAAACAGGTAACTTTAGCGCTGTAGCTAATCAAGGTTTCTTTTGTAATACAACTTCAAGTGCAATAACTGCATCTTTACCAGCAGGAGTAGCTGGAGTTGTAATCGCTTTTCAAGACTACAATAATACGTTTGATTCAAATAAATTAATTATTAGTCCGAATGGTTCAGAAAAAATTAATGGAGGAACTGGTGACCTTCAATTAGGAGAAGAAGGACAAGGTGTTCATTTAGTTTATATAGATGGAACTGTTGGTTGGAGAGTTATTATTGGAACTGATGATCCTTTTGCTAAAGTAGGAACTAACTTTATTCAAGCTACAGGTGGAACAGAATCTACTTGTGGTAACTTTAAAACTCACGTATTTACAGGACCAGGAACATTTGAAGTTACAAACATTGCTTTAGGAACAAAGTGTTCTCCAAGTATTATGGATTATTTAGTTGTAGCTGGTGGTGGTTCAGGCGGCGCGAACAGCGGAAACGGATCCGGCGGCGGCGGAGGCGGCGGATTTAGAGAGGCAAAAGCAGCTTGTAGTCCAACTCACACACAACCTCCACACACAGCATCACCAATTGCATCTACTACAGGATTGACTGCAACGTTAGGAAGTTTTCCAATAACTATTGGAGCTGGCGGAGGCCCTGTTGGACCTCCAGGACCTGATGAAAATGGAAATGATGGATCTGATTCATCATGTATTACAATTACTTCAACCGGAGGTGGCGGTGGAGGAACGGGAGCAAGTAACGGAAGCACCGGTCGCCCGGGTGGATCAGGCGGCGGAGGGGGCGGAGGCCCTAACAACCGATCTGGTGGATCGGGAAATACTCCACCTACAAACCCAGCTCAAGGACAAAACGGGGGTAATTCCTCAGCACCTAGCCCTAGCCCACTTCAAGGTGGTGGCGGTGGAGGAGCACAAGCAGTAGGAGATGCTGGACAAGGACCTAACCCACACCAAGGAGGTCATGGTGGACAAGGAACTGAAACAGGAATTGCACCTTCTGATATTGGTGTATCTGGATCTGGTCCAACTGTTAGAGCTTTTTCTGGTGGTGGTGGAGCTGGTAAAGCACAACAAGCAGCAAATACTCACGGAGCTGGATCGCCTTGTGGATCTGGAGCAGCGGGTAGCCCAACTGCTGGAGGAAGTGCCGGCGCTAATACTGGTGGTGGAGCAGGAGCTGGGGGAGATGGATCTCCAAGAGTATCTGGTACTGGTGGATCCGGAGCAGTTGTGATAAGGTATAAATTTCAATAGGAGAATTATGGCACATTTTGCAAAAATAGGATTAAACAGTAAAGTTCTTCAAGTGTTAACCATGGATAACAATAATATGTTAAATGGTGATGGTGTCGAAGATGAATCAGTAGGACAACAGTGGTTAGAGCGACATAACAACTGGCCTGCTCAGATGTGGGTTCAAACTTCAATCAATACACAAAGTAATCAACACAAATTAGGTGGTACACCTTTAAGAGGAAACTATGCAAGTATAGGTTATATTTGGGACGAGGATAATCAAATTTTTTGGCCTAAAAAACCTTTTGCTTCTTGGGTTAAAAATACTACAACTGCTAATTGGCAATCACCAATTGGTGATGTCCCTGCATTACCATCAGAAGAACAATCACAAAATGATGCAGGAACACATGGTTGGAGATATGTTTGGAGTGAAGACGCATATCAAGCTGATAATACAACTGGTTGGATATTGACAAACGAAAAACCTTAATGTATACCTAACCTTGGTATGCAAAAGAAAGTATTAAGCGAACAAGCATTATATTATGGTCAAGTCGAAATGCCCAAAGGTTGGGACATTGATCGAGATGCGTTAATTAGTGATGCTTTGATTGCAAAAACAAGAAATCAAGACTTTCCTTTTTCAAAAAATTTTGACAAACTTAATTTATATATTAAGGATCACATTCGTGTTAATTACAATGTAAGTTTAGTTTATAAAAAAAATTGGTGTTATTATTATAAACCCGGTGAAACAACAGAACCTCTTAATAATGTAGATGCAGTTGATCTTAGAAACTCTGCGGACTTTACTTGTCTCTATGGAGTAAAAGTAAAAGATTGCGATGTGACGATATTGTTTGATGATAATAGAAGAAAAGGTAGATCTTGGACAATACCTTTAAACGATAATAAGTTTGTGATGTTTCCATCAACAAATCTTTATTATATAACTAATAAACAAAAAGACTCTGTAAATTTTGTAAAGACAATAACTTATGAATATATCTAATTATTACTGGTATTTTAAATCAGCACTCACACCTAGATTTTGTGATGAAGTAATTAAATATGCTTTATCTCAAAAAGAAACCATGGCTAAAACAGGAGGTTTTGATAACAATAAAAAATTAAAAGAATCAACTATTAAAAATATAAAACATAAAAGAAATTCTGATCTTGTTTGGTTAAACGATACTTGGATATATAAAGAACTTCACCCATTTGTGCATGAGGCTAATAGAAATGCTGGTTGGAATTTTCAATGGGACAGGTCTGAATCTTGTCAGTTTACAAAATATAAACTAGGTCAATATTATGATTGGCACTGTGATAGTTGGCATGAACCTTATAAAAGAAAAGATCCAAAACATCCAGAACATGGTAAAATTAGAAAACTATCTATGACTTGTCAATTAACAGATGGATCAGAATATAAAGGTGGAGAGTTAGAGTTTGATTGTAGAAACTATGATCCACACATGAGAGATGAATCTAAACATTTAATTAGATGTCAAGAAATATTACCTAAAGGATCTATTATTGTATTTCCTTCATTTGTGTGGCACAGGGTAAAACCAGTAACGTCAGGCACAAGGTATAGTTTAGTTGTTTGGAATTTAGGATGGCCTTTTAATTAATATGCACATACAACAAGTATTTAAATCAGTGATTTGGACAGATCTAAAATTAGATTTTTTAAAATCTTTAGATAAGGCAAGTAATAAATATATAAGAGAAGCTAAAAAGACAAAAGAAGCTAAACAATACATTAAAAAATTTGGTGACTTTGGGAGAAGTTTTCATTCAAAACCTTTATTAGATGACACTGATTTTTGGGATTTAAAAAGATATATTAATCAAAAAGCTTTGGAGTATTTAATTCACCAAGGATATGAAATGTCTTTTTATGATTTATCTTTTAGTGAGCTTTGGGTACAAGAGTTTGCTAAAAATGGTGGAGGACATCACTCAGCACACATACATTGGAATCAACATGTATCAGGGTTTTATTTTTTAAAGTGTAGTGAAAAAACATCCTATCCAATATTTCATGATCCAAGGACAGGAGCTAGAGCTACAAAATTACGTATGAGAGACGACGCTAAAGGTTTATGGCCTGGAACAGAAACAGTTAACTTTCATCCTACACCTGGAACCTTACTACTTTTTCCAGGTTATATGGAACATGAATTTGCCATAGATCCTGGGTTTGAACCTTTTAGATTTATACATTTTAACATACAAGCCATTCCAAAAGATTTAAAATAAATGATTAGAAACATTTTTAGTGAATATTTGTATGCAAATTTTTGTGGTATTAATTTAACAAATTTAAAAAAACATATGATGCAAGCTAGAAAAAAAGATCCAAAAGGAAGAAACGTAAGTAACCTTGGTGGTTGGCAAAGTAAATCTTTTATAGAAGTTAATAAACATAATAAAAATTTATTTTCAATAATTCAAAACGAAGTAGAAAAATTAAATAAAGATTTAAGTTTTAAAGGTAAATTAACATTAGAAAACTATTGGTATAATATAAATAAAAAAGCTTCTTATAACGCTCCACATGTGCACGCTGGTAGTTCGGTGGTTATATCTGGAGTATTTTATGTAGAGACTCCTAAAAATAGTGGCAACATTATTTTTGAAAGAACAGATAATTGTATTAAAAATTTATACTGGGATAAAGGGGGTAGAATTAATAAAATTAATCATTATAATTCAGGTAGATTTATAGTAAACCCAGAACCTAATCTGTTGTTACTTTTTTCTGCTGCAACACTACATTTTGTAGAACCAAGTCAAACTAATAAAGAAAGGTTTTCTATAAGTTTTAATTACAAACATGAGTTTTAAAAAAAATAAATATACGGTTATTCGTCAAGCTGTTTCAAAAGACTTAGCAATTTTTATTGCAAATTATTTTAGAATGCAAAAACAAGTTTATGATACTTGTAGACAAGCAAGATATTTTTCACCATTTGAACAGGTGTTAGGTTATTACGAAGGTCAGAACGAACAAATACCAAACACTTATTCTTCCTATGGTAATATTGCAATGGAAACATTAATGTTAAAATGTCAACCAATAATGGAAAAAACAACAGGATTAAAACTTGATCCTAATTATACTTATGCAAGAATTTATAAAAAAGGTGATGAACTTAAAAGACACAAAGATAGATTTTCTTGTGAAATATCTACGACCATGAATCTTGGTGGTGATGACTGGCCAATATATTTAAGTCCAAATGAAAATGTAGGTGAACCTGATGGTCAAAATATTACAGCAGCCAGCAAAGCAAAAGGTGTTAAAGTTGATTTAAAACCTGGTGATATGTTAGTTTACAGAGGTGTTGAGCTAGAACACTGGAGAGAAAAATTTAAAGGTAAAGAATGTGTGCAAGTTTTTCTGCACTATAACGATCGTAAAACCCCAGGGGCTAAGGATAATAGATTCGATAAGCGTCCACATTTAGGTCTTCCTTCTTGGTTTAAGAGGAAATAGTATTAAGATGGGGGGAGTTATCCACCATACCAACTCCTCCCTTCTTAATGCTACAAAAACGAAATAATTTAGTATATAATGTTTTTGTTATGCTACAAAAAATAGGTTTTGCCCCCGGTATAAATAAACAAGTCTCAGAAACTGGAGCAGAATCACAGTGGGTGGACTGTGATAATGTTAGATTTAGGTATGGGTCTCCTGAAAAAATAGGTGGCTGGAATCAATTAGGAACTTTAAATGAGAATGAATTAACTGGTGCTGGTCGTGGCCTCCATCACTTTGTTAATAGTTTAGGTAGAAGGTATGCAATTATTGGTACAAATAGAATTTTGTATGCTTTTTCTGGAGGTGTGTTTTATGATATACATCCTATTAAATCTACAACAACTCTCACAAGTGCGTTTAGCACGACTAATGGACAACCTACAGTAACGATAACTTTTCCTACATCTCATGGGATAAATGAAAATGATATTATATTGTTAAGTGGTTTTAGCACAATAACTAATTCTAATTTTGGAGCTGCTGATTTTGACGATAAAAAATTTATGGTTACATCTACACCTAGTGGGACCACATTAACTATAACAATGCCATCGAATGAAACTGGATCTGGTGCTACAACTTCAGGTGGTATAACAGTTAAACATTATTATCCAGTTGGTTCACCAGTTCAAGAAAAAGGTTTTGGTTATGGTTTAGGTACTTGGGGTGGAGAAGATACATCTGCAATTACAACAACTTTAAATGGATCGTTAGCTGATGATACAAATGGAAATAATGGTTCAGCTACAGAAATAACTTTAGCCGACACAACTAACTTTCCAAGCACAGGGACAAATTTTGTTCAAGTAGGAAATGAAGAAATATCTTACACAGGTATAACTGGAAATAAATTAACAGGTATTACTAGAGCAGTTAGAAATTCAACTAGGTCATCACACTCTAATGGAGCAACTGTAACTAATAGCACAGACTTTGTTGCTTGGGGTGAAGCAGCATCAGGTGACTTAGTATTAGAACCTGGTATGTGGTCATTAGATAATTTTGGTGACAAAGCAATTTGTTTAATTCACGATGGTGCAGTGTTTGAATGGAACTCTGCTTTATCAAATGCAACCTCAACAAGAGCAGCAATTATATCTGGTGCACCAACTGCATCAAGACATATGATAGTATCAACACCAGATCGTCACTTAGTTTTTTTTGGAACAGAAACAACTATTGGAGATACAGCTACACAAGATGATATGTTTATTAGATTCTCTGACCAAGAGGATATAAACACCTATACACCTACAGCAACCAATACGGCTGGTACACAAAGACTGGCCGATGGATCACAGATTAGAGGAGCTATCAGAGGTAGAGATTCAATTTATGTTTGGACTGATACAGCTTTGTTTACGCAACGATTTGTTGGTCAACCATTTACATTTGCCTTTTCACAAGTTGGAACTAACTGTGGGCTTGCGGGACAAAACGCATGTGTAGAAGTTGATGGTGCAGCTTACTGGATGTCAGAAAATGGTTTCTTTAGATACGCTGGTAAACTAGAATCATTACCTTGTTTAGTAGAGGATTTTGTATTTGATGACATAAATATGGAATCAGGTAATCAAATGATATCTGCAGGGTTGAACAATTTGTTTGGTGAAGTTATGTGGTTCTACCCACAAGCTACATCATCAGTAGTAAATAGAATGGTTGCATTTAATTATTTTGATTCATCAAGAGAAAGACCTGTTTGGACTGTTGGCACACTTTCTAGAACCATGTGGAGAGACTCTGCAGTATTTACTAAACCACATGCAACAGAATATGATGCAAGTTCAAATGGTTCTTTTGATGTTGTTGGAAACACTGAAGGCAGAACTGCGTACTATGAACACGAAACAGGAACAGACCAAAATAAAAATGGTACGATTACAGCCATAACGTCAAACATATCTTCAGGAGATTTTGACATAAGTCAAAGAATGCAAAGAGGACAATCAACTGGAATAGCTGATCTTAGAGGCGATGGAGAATTTTTAATGAAGATAAGAAGATTTATACCTGATTTTATATCACAAACTGGTAACACACAAATTACATTAGAACTTAGAAACTTCCCTAATGATGCACAAGCTAGTTCTGCACTTGGACCATTTACTGTTACATCTTCTACTCAAAAAGTAGACACTCGTGCAAGAGCAAGAGCTATTGCATTAAAGGTGGCAAATACAGGTGCTTCTCAAAGTTGGAAGTTAGGAACTTTTAGATTAGACATACAACCGGACGGTAGAAGATAATGGCAAATATATTAACACCTTTTGGATTAACACCAGAACACTTTGCAAGAATTGATCAAATGAAAACAGATCCAAGTTCTTTTGGATTTAAAAATCAATTTGATTATGCAAAAGCTTCTGGAAAAGATTTAGTAGATAGATCTATGCCTGGATTTGGTATACCTTCAATGATGGGTCAAGTACTTGCTACTCCTTTTTACGATACTTACTCAGGCATTCAAGAATCAAAAAAACCTTATAAAGATGATTTTACACAATATTCTGGAATTACTGATTATGGTGAAATGCCCGTAGGACCCTCTCTGTCAGAAGTTGCAAAAGGAATTAAAGATGAAAAAATAGGAACTATGATGGGGGGTAGATTTTTAGGTGGTTTAGAAAGTTTATTAGATACAGGTAAAAATTATGCATCAACAATTAGTAATGCTTTTTTTACCCCCTTAAACGCTTATGAATTTGATACTGCGGATATAGAATCAAGAATAGAAGCAGCAAAAAATAGAGAAGCTTTAAACAAACAAGGTCTATTGTCTTTAGATGATGCAGGACTTATATCACCAGATTATGAAGATTTTGCACAAAAAGCTAAACCAGGTTTAAATTTAGGTTTTGCAAAACAATTAGGTAAACGATTAGGTACAGGTATTCTTTCTGTATTTAATCCTTTTGTTGGAGCAATAACTGGTCTTGCAAATTTTGCAAATAGAACAGGATTGCCAAGTACTTTTAAACAATCAGATAGTCTTGTAGAATTTGCTAGAAACGTTGCTCAACAAAAAAGAGATAAAAAAGCTAGAGAAGAAGCTGCAAGAAGAGGTGAAATAAAAGATTTACAAGGAAGAATTGATAGAGGTGATTTTGGTGGCACTGGTGGCGGTGGTTTCCAAGGTGCAGGTGGTTATGGGTCTTCTGCAGAAAGAGGAGCAGCATTACATGGCTAAAATAGTACAAGTATTAACAAGACCATCGCAACAATATGATTATACTGTTGCTGAGGCACAAACTAGAGATTTAGATGGTATTATAGTAAAACTAAATACTACGTATCAACAAGAACTAAAAGATGAGGTAGAAGCACAAAACTTCTTTTTAAATTAATGGCTAATAGTTTTATAAATAAAAAAGCAGATTTAACAACAACAGATTTAACGACACTATACACAGTGCCAAGTGCTAAAACATCTGTAGTAAAATCTATATTAGTTGCTAATGATTCAGGATCTGGTTGCAATATAGATGTTACTTTAGTAGATGCGTCCACTAATATATTTACTTTATTTAAATCAAAGACTATAGCAACTAACACCACAACAGAACTTTTAACTAATCCACTTGTGATGGAAGAAAGTGAGGTATTAAAAGTACAAGCTTCTGACGCGAACGAGCTGCACGTCATAGCTTCTATATTAGAAATACAGCCAAGAGAGGTAACAACTTAATGGAAACATTAAAACCTAAAAAGATAATTGAGAAAATATCTAATAAAAACACAGGTGAAGAGTATAAAAATGACGAGGAATGGAAGGCTAAAAATGTATCTCCAGAGGACATTAGAAGGGATATAACAGTAGTAATGCCAAGCCTTGATTTATTAAGTAAAACAAAATAAGATAGATAGATGGCCATAACAAGAGCACAACAACCAAGACAGATGTACGGACTAGGTAGCTTCGTAAAGAAGATAACTAGAAAAGTAACTAAACCTGTAACTAAAGTAGCTCAAAAAATAGTTCCAAAAGAGATAGCAGGTATCATGAGAGTGGCTGCACCTTTCTTGCCACCAGGGTACAGAGAAGCAGCATACTTATTAGGTACAGCGAAACAAACAGGTAGAATCAGTCCTGTAGATTTAGCAATAGCTGCAACTCCTACATTTTTAGAAAATACAGAAACTGGACAAAATTTAACTGCTGCATTTAAAGGATCAAAAGCAGGACAATTTTTATTAGGAACACCTGATCCGGTCCTTGGAACAGGGGGAACTCAAGGACTTATAGGACAAGGTGGTGAAATGTTTCAACTTGGTAAAGGATTCTTACCTGGCACTGGGGCAAAACAAAGTTTTGGAATATTAGATACAAAAGCAGGACAATTTTTATTAGGTGGAGAAGGTGGTGGGTTTAGTAAATCTAAATTAGCTGGTATAGGTATTGGAACATTATCATTAATACAAAACGCTAAAACACCAGAAGAAGCAGGAACTGCACTAGCAGAGGCTACAGGAAATTCAGATGATTATGAAAGAGGCAAAGAATTATTTGCAAGACTACCACAAGGTATATTTGACATACCAGAACAATTCAGATTGCAATCAAAAGATGGTGGTTTGATGAGAACTAATTATGCACGAGGATCAGAGTCTATTACAAGAAAACCAGATTTTTTTAAAGATTTATTTTTAGATAGAGAAGGTGGAGGGGGTAGAGATTACATGCTGCCTGATGAAGCTAGCGAAAGAACATTTAGTGAAATTTTTACCATGGGTGGTGATGATATGAGAAAAGCTGAAGAAATGGAAGCTGAAAAAATACTACCTTCTTTATATAATAAAGCCATGACGGTAATAGATGCAATACAAGATATAGATGATGAGAAAACAAGAATGAAAATAATAGATGACGTTAACAAATCTTTTAGTGAAGGTGTTACAGATAAAGAGGGATTTGGTTTATCTAAAGCTGCAAATTATTATTATAATATTATTCAAAAATATGGTTATCTTCTTGATGAAGAGAAAGGTTTAGGATCCATGCAGGCTAGAAAAGCAAATGGTGGTAGAGCAAATTTTGCCCTTGGAACAATGCCCACGGCCCAAGAATCAGGTCTAGGAGGGCTTCCAATTGAGGCAGATATGAGGTATACTGGTGGCTTCATGCCATACGGTGCAAAAGAAAAAGCCGATGACGTGCCTGCTAGATTAAGCA